TCGTCAAGAAAGTGGAAGAGCTAATTTAAATGCTCAACTTAAAGCAAAAGGAATGAATGATGAACAAGTTCAATCGTTTTTTGATTTTGCAGACAAACACCCATCTGAGTATGGATTGGATAACGTAATCAAAATGTGGCAAGCTGTTCAAGGTGCTCCAGCAAGAGAAGAACAAGGAAGTCCACTTGACCAAGTACGTAATGTACAAAGTCAACCTCAGCAAGTCGGTGGTATTTTGCAAGGTGAAAAGCCTCAAATGCCAAAGTCTGATGCTGATGCAATGTGGGATTCAATTGTTAATGCTGGGGGACGTTCAAATGTTTTAAAATAAATAAAGGAGAAATGTAATGGCAAATTACAATAGTGGTGTAGTAAATGTCGCAACTCCTGGGTCGGGAACAGCTTTAAGCTTATCTCAAGGTACAAGACGATTATATGATTTTAGCGATAGAATCGCTGACCTAACCCCAGAAGAGTCCCCATTTTTTACATACTTATCAAAAGTAGGAAAAGTGCCAACAACAGACCCTCAATTTCGATTCCTAGAAGACCGAACCAAGATGGCTTATACTGACAGAAGTTTTGTGATTAGTACAAACCTTGCAGCAGTAAGTGAAGGTGCTACAGTTTCAGCAACTTTATCAGCAGCTCAATCTTGGCTTATCAAAGGAATGGTTATATCTGTTGAGTCTATAGTTGGAACTGATGATAATGGAATTAATCATGCAAATGCAGTAATCACAGCAGTTAATTCATCAACATCCATTGATATTAAATGGTTAACTAACCCAGGTACAGATGCTGACCCAGGAGCTTCAGCTAAGGCAACAGTTATTGGAACAGCATATAAAGAAGGTTCTGGTTCACCAGATGTATGGTCTCAAGAACTTGACCACGATTATGGTTATACCCAAATTTTTAAGACAGCTTGTGAAATGAGCAATACTGCTCGTGCAACTGTTTATAAAGGGTATGCTGATGAATGGCAACGTATTTGGAATCTTAAATTACGTGAACATAAAGTTGATATTGAACGTGCAATGTTATTTGGTCAACGTGCATCTTCTGGTGGTGTAAACTATACAGAAGGCATTACAGGACATATTGTCCAAAATGGTCAAACTAATTATGCTGCTGATGGTACTCAACTTTCATATAATGAAGGATATTCTTATATGAAATCAGTTGGTGCTGGCTCATTGACTTATGATAATCTTTTAAAAGATTTCGAAGTAGTGTTTGACCCAGCAAGAGGTGGAAATACAAGTAAATTAGCATTATGCTCATTGCCTGTTATTTCATTGTTCAATAAACTTGGAGATGGAGCTGGCTTTATTGGCGATTCTATCCCAGGTTCATCAACACAGTCATCAAGATATAATTTCCAATCTAGTAGTGGCTCATTTGGGCATAAGATTATGAAGGTTGAAACTGTTCATGGTGATTTATCTCTTGTTCGTGAGCCATTGTTTAGAGGAATGTTTGGTGAGTATATGTGTATGGTTGATTTAGACCATGTATCATATCGTCCTCTTGTCGGTAATGGTGTTAATCGAGACACTTCAATTACAACGAATGTGCAACAAGCTGATGAAGATTTACGTAAAGACTTGATTTTAACAGAAGCAGGTCTTGAAATTTCTCTTCCAGAAACACATGCGTTGTTTAACTTTGAGGAGGCATTATAATGAGAAGTGATTTTCTAAATAATAATAGTAGTGCCAGCGATAGAGGTCTTAACGCTAAGTTTGAGGTTATTTCAGCAGCAAGAACATTAGATTCTAATGATTCTGGAAAAGTGTTTGGAATAAATCAAGCTAGTGCATATGAGATTACTCTACCTCTAGTTAGTGCAGTTGACCAAGGATGGAATGTTAAGTTCATATTGACTACTGTTGCAGCATATGCGGTAACAATAGCTAATAACACAGCTGAAGATACTATAGTTGGATATACTTCTGGTGGGGATGGAGGAGCTGGTTCTTCTACAGACTCAACAGCCGTTGATGAAATAGTATTTATAAGTGGTGCTCAACTTGGCGATTGTGTTGAAATCTTTTGTGATGGTACATATTTCCTTACAAGAGCTACAGCACATGATGTTGCACATATTACTATATCGTAATAATCCTAACGGATAACAGTAATTGGGAACTGGGGAGAGGTCGTATAAAGGGTCTCTCCCAAATCCCTTATTAAAAAGGAGAATATATGTTTGGAAATAAAAATTTTAAAAAATATCCAATGGGTGGTGCTCTTGAGGGTGGTTCTCATGCTCAAGGTGGGATACCGATTGAAGCTGAAGGCGGAGAGTTCATCATAAAGAAAGACTCTGTAAACCCAGCAACATTATCAATGATTGAATATATTAACGAGCACGGTGATTTACCAATGACTGATGCAAGAGATAGAAGTGAGATAATATAATATTTTGTAATGGGACATAAGCGTAACGAATACGAAAAGAAAAAAGAGTCCAAGAAGTATAAAAAGAAAACCAAGGGGAAGAAAAATGGCAAGAACGTACTTTTGTAATTGTGGAGGAAAAGTTGAAGAAGGTGAAGACATGACCTGTGAATGTGGATATGTTTTTGGCAATAAGCCCTTCAAAACAAGCAATCATGTAAATATGCGTACCACTTGGTCTGGTCAAACACAAGTTGAATTTTCACAACAGTCAATGCAAGAATCTGTTGAAGGCATGGGAGGTGAGTGGTAGATGGCTTGGGATTTTGGAGCAGAAATAAGTGCCTTAAGTGGATTTAATGCAGATTATAATGTTGACATTTCTACTGGAGAAACATATAGGGCTCATGCTAATCAATGGCTTACTGAAGGAGCAAAGGAAATAATAAATCAACTTCCTTCTAATCTAAAAGAAAAATGTATGACGGAAACTACATTAAATAATTCTTCTCCAACTATGGATTTAGATGGAGTTGGAAAGATTTTATATGTTTCACGTCTTTCTGCTAATTCTGGAGGATATAGGGTTTCGTGTAGAGAAGTGCCATCAATACATGCAGGGCTAACATCAGATTCATCAAATTTACTCTATTATGGAACAGTTACTGACCCTGTTTATTGGATTCAAAGTACAAGTGATGCTGCAATATTGAATGTATATCCTACTCCTGAAGCAACACAAACTGCAAGAGTGTATCATATTGGATATCCAACAGTAACTTATGATAATATAATTATTCCAAACTTTCCAGATGAAGCTGAACATTTTGTAGTATTATATGCAGCAATCAAGGCAACTGAATATATGATGCTATCAGAGGAAGACCAAGAAGTATATGCCCCACAACTTGCAACATTAAAACAAGATTATGTACAAGGGCTTGCAACTCTTAAGGGAGGGCAACAAGGATGAAAGTAAAAGAATTAATTCAACAAGTTGAGCATTTAATGGGTCGTCAACCTGAAGGTTATATGGTTCGTTTAATAAATGATGGCTTGCTTGATATAGCTTCAAAGAAAAAAGAATATACTGTATCGGCAGTAACAGCCTTAGAAAAGAATAAAAGATGGTATACACTTGACGAGCAAGTTATTGATATTACAAAAGTAGAAGTATTGGATACAAATAGTCGCTATGTAATGATACCAAAATTGGCAGATTCACATAGATTATTACGTGAGGATACTGATATAACTGATGATGTATTAACAAGTAGTTAGGAGTAATATGGCAAAAAGAACATATCCAAATGATTATTTTGCATGGTATAATGATGATAAGCGTGTTGCAATATTATGCCTTGATACAACATCAACAACTGCAGAGCAAACAAAAGAACCTTATGATTCATATCAAGATGCTGATGTATCAAATGGTTTAAGAATAACATATCATTCAAAATATGAAACTGTAACAACAAATCATTTGGATGATGATTTTGATGATGCACATGGACTTGATACTGGAATGCAAAATGCATTATTATGTTATGTAAAAGCAAGATTATATGAAGACCAAGGAGATATGCAAAAAGCTCAATATTTTAGACAAATGTATGAAAAATCTATTAAACAATATCCATCACGTAAATCAGGTGTACGGCAATTATCTGTGCCAAGGTTATAGGAGAATATATAAATGAGTTCAACAGTAACAAGTTGGTCACCAGATGACAATACAAAAGCAAGTGAAACAACTTCAACAGCATTAAATAATGCTACATTGAGTGGTACTCTTGCTGTGACAGGAGTTATAAGTCCTACTACACATATTGATATGCCTGATAGTGCTAATATAAAATTAGGAACTGGGGATGATTTACAATTATATCATGATGGGTCTAATTCATATATAACAAATTCAACAGGGGCGTTAAAACTTGCTACAGAATCAAGTGGTATTGCAATCACAATTGGGCATACAACATCTGAGGTTACTATTGGAGAGAATCTTACTGTTACAGGAGCTACTACATTGAGTGGAGGCGTAACTGGGAATGTAACTGGGAATGTAACTGGGAATTTAACAGGCAATGTAACAGGGTCTAACTGGACTGGTACTTTAAATATAAGTGATGCTACCACTGTAACGGCTAATCTATCATCAATGTACTCAAATTCAGGGGGAGCGGTTTCAATACTTGCATGGAATACGTCTTCGGATGATGATAGTGATGCTGCTGTCGGGGTGGTTACAAATAGTAATAATGCCGATGTATATTGCTCATTTATTCACTCAATCGAAGACGACCCTGATGAGCGATGGTCTTTAGGTGTTGATGGTAGTTCTGATACATTCAAATTGTCTTATGCTGCGACTAATGATACTGTTACTCCATCGGCAAGTGCTAGTTATGATTTAATGAATATTACTAAAGCGGGAGTGGTAACTATACCAGGCAAAGTTGTTGCAAAGACATACAAGCCTGAAACTTTCTTTGCTTATAATCTGGCTGCTTCTAGTGCTTTATCTAGTGGTACTGAATACTATATGCCTGTTGGCGGTAACCCGTTTGATTTTTCAACTGTCACCCTTGGGATTGAACCAATATCTAGCTTAGTACAAACAGCTATGTGTGATTTTGCAATAGAAAGAATTGCTACAAATATCTATTACGGACAAGCTAATGTAACTTCTATTGAGATAAGATTAAAAAAATATGATGGAAGTGGGGATTTAGATGATAAAGCTCAATGGGGCACAGTTGGGACTGTAGCTACAATATATAATTCATCTACTTTAAATGCTGATACAAGAGTAGTACAAACTCCATCAGACTGGGTTATTGAAAAAAATGAAATATGGGGACTTACATTAGAATATACCCTTTCATCAGGAACTGTTACTAATGTGCAAATGAGCGGAGGCATATTAATGTTGCAGGACTGGAATGATATCATAGCAAATACATAGGAGACTTAAATGTCTAAAAAAGATATAAAATACAAAGAATTGAAGAAAGAAACAGAGAAGCCCACAGTTGAATCATCAATTGAAGCATTGACAACACAATTGAAGGATTATCGTGAAAAGGCTGAATATTTTAGAACAATGACTCTCAAAGCAGAAGGTGCTTTGGAAGTATTAAATCAATTGAAGGCTGATGATGGAGAGTCTTAAAGATTCGCTCATTACAGTAGGTCAGGGAGGTGGTGCAATAGCATTGAGCTTATGGACTGCATTACCTGATATAGTTAGACTTGGAATTTTAGTTGCAACATTTATACATATTATGATTAAGATTGACAAGGAATTAAAATAATGCACTCATGCTCTGTCAAGAGCTTAAAGCATAACTCACAAGGAGAATAAACATGGCATCAAGTTTACATAAATACACAGTAGTAGAGGCTCAAAATGCCTCAATGGGTCAAGCAGGAGCAAAATTTATAAGTGACCAAGCAGTACATACAGGAACATTTGTAGCAATACAATGCCTTGAGGATACTGTATTTAATGCATTAACCCCAGATGATACAACTAATGGTTATGGTGTTGGCTCATATAATGGGAATACAATGGCTAGTGAGACTATCTCAGCAGGCACTACTATATATGGAAGATGGACTACTATTGACTTGACTTCTGGCTTAGTTATAGCCTATATAGGTTAATTATGGCTTTAGGATTAGGGGCATCCCTTAACACAGTAAGAAAGACAACCCTCTCTGGGATGGTTACTTCAGGTCTAGTACTCAAGCAAAACTTTGACACAGGAGCAGTTACACCCATAAGTGATGGTGCAGCTTATTTTGCCAATAATGGATATATTGATTGCGGAACAGATTCAAGTCTTGCTATTGGGAATGGTAATTGTACAATGTCGGCTTGGGTTTATTCTGGTAATTTCACAGCAAGCTATAGTTATGTGCTTGCTATAGGGAATGATGCAACAGGTGAATCGTTTGGGTTCGGTGTTAGAAGCAATGATGGAATGTTTGTTTCTGCATATTCTAGCCCTATAGTTGAGACTGCTTTTGATGTTCCTGAAGGAGTATGGAATCATATTGCAGTTGTTTATACTGGCGGTGCTACAGATGAAGCAGCTTTTTATTGCAATGGGAAGCTTGTTGAAACAGAAAGCATAGCAACTAATGTGACTACTGGGAAAATTACGATAGGTTCTAATGTTGCTTCTACAGGGCAATTTCATACTGGCAATATCTGCAATGTAGGTCTTTGGACTAAGGCTTTAACTGCAGCTCAAATCTCATCTATTGCGTATAAAGACTATTCAGGTTTAACTACTTCAGAGAAAACAAATTTAGTATCATGGTGGAATCTTAGTGCCCTCCATGCAGATGGTTCTACTGTTGTAGATTCACATGGTTCAAACAATGGGACACTTTCATAATGGCAGCTACTATACAAACACCCAACAAACCATTACACCCAAGAGTATTAGATACCTCTGGCAACAATAACCATGGCACTCCATATACAGGTCAAGCATTAGAGTTTGATGGGGTTAGTGATTATATAAGTGCAGATGTATTAGATATAGATGTTGATACTGAAAACTGGACAATATCTTGCTGGATAAATATAACTGCTTATGCATCTAATAGTTCATATATAAATGTATGGGGCAATGCAAAAGACAGTAGTAATAGAATAGGAATACAGGCATACGACCAAGACTCGGATTCTCCTAAACTTGCATTTGTAACTTATAACGGGAGTAGCTATGTATCAACAGCATCTGATGTTGAATTAGACAAAGATACATGGTATTATATAGTTGCAACCTGTGCTAGCAATACATTAAAACTTTATATAAATGGAACATTACAATCAGGAAGTACTGTTGCTACATCTTTAAGCAATACAGTAAAATGTGTTGTAGGTGGAACTGCATCTGGAAGCAATGTATTTAATGGAAAAATATCCAATTTTCAAATATGGAATGCCCTTTGGTCTGCTTCTGATATATCCTACGCCTATCTCAACCCTGAAAGACTAGCCCTAGGCAACTCTGGCACTTCTCTCACTTATTCAGACCTTAAACTATGGTATCCTATGCAGGATGGACATAGAGGTAATCAATCTTATTTATTGGATGGTGCTAATAGTACAGGATTAGGTGATGATTTGGCAAGTAGTTTGACTTGGGTTAGTGATGCCTCAAGCCCATTAGAAACACTTACATCGAGTGGAAATGTAGTAACTGAAGC